ATTTAGCCGTTTTCTTGACCGGCTTCTTAACGCGCTTTCTTGTTGCCATTAGCCCCCACCTTCTTCGATAGGGCTAATTCTAACTGAGACTCCATTTTATCAAGGCGCGACACAATGGGGATATTTTCTAATTTGATTATGTAACGAAGTCCGGCGATTAGTAAAGCGATTGATCCGAGAACTGAAGCTACGAATCCAGCGATGGTATTTGCATCCATTACCGGACTCGGCCGTAACGCTCGTAGTTAGGATTGAGCCAGTTAATAATGCTAGGCAAGACTGATACTAGAGCTGCATTTGCAATTGCATCGACATCCCAGCCGACTGCTAGGTAAGTCGCTAGGGCTGTTGCGATGAAGGTCTTGGCCCAACTTTCCGCCATCTTCTTTAGGTCGCTCATTTCTATCTCCTTCTAAGTCGAACCATTTGCCGTCTTTGTCTCCCAAAGTTGTAAAACTAATATGAAAATGTGAGCGGTGCGGATTAGCGCCTCTATATTTGCGGCGCTTCCATCCCAATATTGGACTCATAATTTTTCCGTCATAAATAATGTATTTAATGCGTTTATCGCCGCGCTTGGCACATTTCCGAATTTTCTCAACTAGCGCATAAGTTTCCTCAGGATGCGCGTTAAGGTTGGCGTCTATATCTAAAGCTCTAACGATTCCGTTTCTTGGAATATGGTCAGAAGTGCCTTTGGCAACGTGACGAGAGTCAGCCACCCAACCATCAGACTTACGGTCGCGATCAGGATAATCATCATCTATTTGCTCCCGAAGTTGTTGACCGGCTTTACAAAGTTTAGCCATTACGACAAAAGCAATTTTGCTTCATTCGCAGTTAAACCAAGGCGTTCTAATAATGCAGCCTTTTGAGCTGCTTTCGCCTCATCTTGTTTTTTACGCTCAATTGCCTCATTTTGATCTTTTTCTAATTGAGCCAATTCTGCATCATTCATTTCTCGTTCAATAATTTCGCCAGTAGCTGCATCGTGAATAACTATTAAAGGTTTCATATTATTTAACTCCATAAAGAACGTAAGTTCCAGCTGCAAAATTGCTGGCATTGTCGGAATACAAAGTGACGCTTGTGATTGCGGCAGTCAAATTAGCTCCGCCTTGATAGGCTTGACCTCTTGCATTTGTGTCAGTTGTGGCATTTGGGGTTATAAAAATAGAAGATGCCAATTTCCAAGTTGTTGTTTCGTATTCATAAATTGTTGCAACAGCTAAATTATTTGATGCCGTGTTGTCGATAGATCCTATAAATCGCAACAAAGTTCCTGGTGTAGCACTAGCAACACCTTCGCCAAGAAATAGGTTATCAAAATAAACGCTTCCAGAGTCACCGTTGAATCGAAGATTGACATTGTCGCCGTCAACGCCAGTTCTCACATTTTTGCACACAATAACCAAATTGCGATAACCACCGGCAATTGTTGAAATGGTCAAAGTTGAAGCATTGGTCGGAAATGAACCGCTAGCAAGCGAAGTGTATCCGCCGCCAGAAATAGTAGTCCAAGAATAATCCAAATCAGTATTAGATGCTTTTGACAGAACTTGGCCGGTAGTGCCGCCCTTTAAATCTAAAAACGAAGTATCAATTCCATTGCCCAGCGTTCTGATTGCCGAAGCACCGTCTTTGACTAAATCTGTATCGGCTGGGGTTGTCCATCCGAAATTAGTAGTTGTTGGCATTAGTTCTCCTTAGGCGACGATTGTAGCGTTAATCCATTGCAAATCGGGCAAAATGGTATTCCAAGTCTCGGCGGCTGGAACACTATTCCAACGGAACGCTTGCAGGGAATAGGCTATCGGGGACACTATGAGACTCAAATTTAATTGGTTTAGACTGGCTGTCCAAGTCCAACCCTCGACAAATCCCTGAAAAGCTCCATCAACCATATTTGAGGGTAGATTTGTAATATTTACAGGCATACCCATAAATACATTTAACAGCGAATCGCGATCCGTGCTGTCAATTTCCGAGCTAGCAATTGGAAAAGTTATTTGTCTAAAACTATATTGCGGATAAGCTCGAATTTCTAGGTAAAAAGCAGCTTGTGATTCTGCGTCGGCTTGATTACGCAAGGTCGTACTTACGGTACTACCAAGTTCCCCATACAAAGCAATTGAAGCGTCGTCCGAATCTGTAGTATTGGAATTGCCTGAACCGCCATAGGTCAAAGTTATTTTATTTCGAACATCTCCGGCTTTTTTGGAAATTGATAGATTAGGCCCTAGGGCGTGATTGCCGTCAAGATCCACATATCCATTCGCGGATAAGTATTCGCTGCGATGAGTCGAATCGGCATAACCAATCCTTCCTTGAGCGTCTTCATATAAATATCCAAATCCTGAAGTTGCATATCGAGTCGCCAGGTTGTAAATGGTGTCATTCAAATTATTTTCTGAATGCAATTCGTAGTCCCCTGGTAGGTCGATTTCACCAATGCCAGAATTTCCAGCATTGACCCAAGTCGTTGTGGCGTCATAGGAATTCCAAGTTAGAGCCGAGGGAACGTCATTCCAAGTTTGAAACAAAGCCGTTGAAAGCAATTCATAAATTCGGTCGCCATCAAATTGATGGGCAAAATTACCGGTATAAACGGCTCGAGATAATCTTGCCAAAGCTCCAACGCCAATAATTTGAATGTATTGTGTCAAAGCAGATGAACCAGAGCTTTTTACATTAATAGAAATATCAGTAACAAAACCACCAAAAAGGAACGTCCAAGTTCCGTCGCTATCTTGAACCTCTACGCTTAATGTGTCATTAATTTCATATCCAATTTGTGATTCATTAGTCTCAATTAAAGTCAAATTGCAATAACCCGCGATTGCCTGAGTGTAAATATCCGATCGACCCGACGTAATAGTCAAGCCGCTTACTGTTGCGCTGGTTACTGTTGAGCCATTGACCTTGACTCTATAAACGGGATTCCAGCTTGTCATATATTCAAGGTTTCCAATGAACCTACTCGACTTTGACTCGAATTGAGCGCGTCGATAACCGAACGAGTAAATCCTTCTTGATCGATAACGCTTGGAGCGTTCACATTAATTACTATTGGAGTTGTGCTACCAATTGTCGAATTATTTGCCAATCCGCTTGTTGTCAGTCCTGAAGTTGCTCCAACTACCGCAGACCCTGCGCTTCCTTGAGTTATGTTACTTTGCCCAATTAGCGGAACGCAATAGTTAAGAGTTTTGCGGATAATTTCTCCATAATAATTGTATTCAACAAGATAAACCCCTTGACCAGATGGACATTCTGATGAACTTTGCATAATAGTTTCAGATTTCCACATTGTGTTACGACGTTTATTTTCGGTTGCCGCGTCAACTTCGGTGTCTGACCCGATTGGTCGTCCTAATTCATCAACGCTACCCCCAGTTCTTATAAAAGCACCCGTACTGAAACTAGTGCTGCTAAAGGGGTTAATTTTGCCAAGGAAATTACTTAATGGATTATTTTTTATAAAATCAACTATTTTTTTATATTGATCGTATAAATCTTTGAAAAAATTAACAAGTTTGCCAACCGCGTTTACTACAGTAATGATTGACGAAACCATTCCGTTAAAAGCTAGTTTAAGAGCCCCAGTTATAATTGGAACGATAAACTTATCTAGGAAAGCCCAAAGAGCTTTAAATTCATCTTTGTTATCCTCAATAGCTTTAGTTAATGGAGCAATTTTGTTTTTTATTGACTCAACAACCGGCCCCACATTGTTCATAAAGTAATTAATGAGGTTAGTCAAAATTGGCAATAATCGAGCACCAATTGATTCTTTTGCCTCGTCAAAAGCTACGCTTAGTCTAGCCATCTTTCCTTCAAAAGTTTCGGCTTGCTTTGTAGCTTGACCTTCGAAAGTTGCCGCTAAAGATTTTGTTACTTCCTCAAAAGTCATTGACTTCAATTCGCTGGTTGATAACCCAACACCAAGCCGTGCTAACGCACTAGTATTGCCCTCGTAAGCCTTGGCTAAAGCCTGAGAAACGGCTTCCAAGGATTTGCCACTTCCAGCAGCTACGTCCAATGCCAGAGTTTGCAAATCTTGTGCTTTACGAACGTCATTTGTAGCAATAGCCAATCTTTCAAAAGAAGGGCGCAATTGATTGTCAGTAATTCCATACGCTAAAGACAATTTGGAAATTTGTTGCTCGACCGACTGAATTTGAGCTTTTGTTGCTCCAGTTACATTTTCCAAAGTAGCGGCTAATTTTGCTTGAGCTTTTTCATCTTCGATTGCGGATTTGACTCCATCGACCAACAACTTGCCTGCATACGCGGCGGCAGCGGCGGCGGCAACTGCAAAAGCGG